AAACAGCCCGGTCTGGTATCGGATTGCGTCCGTCGGCGCGATGACACTCGCGAGATTGGCCTGCGAGATGGAGGTCACCGAGCAGAGGAAACCATCCGCCCGCGTCAGTGTGGCCGTCGCCGGCAGGGTCATCGCGACGTCGGCGGCAGAAGGATCCAGTCGGATGAGCGCACCACCGTGTACGGCTTCATCAAAAGCGAAACTGCTTGCGATAGTGTCGACGGCCACCGGGTTCTGGAACGCCCGTCTGATCGTCGCGGTGGGTTGAAGGATGTCCGAGAGGTCGGCCAGTACGGACGCGCCGCCGCCGCCACCAGAGCCGGCTGCCGCAGTGATGGCCGCATCGAGTGCTTGGATGATCGCCTGAAACGACGCCTCGACATCCGGCGTGTGATCGCCGCCGATGGGATTGAAGGCACTCTCGCCGACACCAAGTCCCAGTGCTGTCAGAACAGCGCTGTCGGCATTCTGAAGCGCCTCGATTTCTGTTTTGGCTGCCGCCAGGTTGGTCCGAAAATCGGCCTTCGAAGCCAGCACACCGTCAGCCGGTTTTGTTGCGTCAATCGCGCTAACCATCGATCCATCCAAAGTCGTCGGTGAAGTATCTGCAGTCCGCGAACTGCTCGCCGGTCGGTGACGTGAACGGTCGGCTCGCTCCATAGTCGAGCAGCTGAACGACCTCAGCGTCCGACACCCGCCTGCTGTAGAATGCGAACGCGCTGATTTCGACCAGGGCAGCGTTGGCCACATCCACCGCGCCGCCATCGAAACCGGCACCAATCACGGCAATATCAGGCGCACCAATCTGGCTCTGGTAGGACGGATCGCTCGCCGCCTGCAGGTTCGTTGTTTCTGCATCCGCGCCCGACGAGGCCGGCCCCCACCTGAAGACGACACCGAACGACACCGCACCTGATCCCGTCCCCTGGACCGTCACCTCGAGGTCGCCATTGTCGGCTCGCAAACGAACCTGATCGCCGGCCTGCAAAGAAAAGACGACGCCGTTCAGCGCATCCGAGAAGCCGTTGAAGCCCAGCGTGAAGAACTGTTCGCCGACACTGGCGTCCGACCGAGGCTTCATGATGAAGAATGCCGAGCCCTCACGCAGCGACGGCATGGCCTGGCCAAGGGTCGCCATGTTGTCGTCGACGCCGTCGAACCGATAGAACCAGCCGCCCGAACCTTGCAGCAAGAGAGGACGGCGTGCGGCATTGGCCTGGAAGTAATCGGCCTGATTGACGATGTCGCGGGTAACCGAGACACCGCAAGCGCTGTCGACTTCGTGGTCGGAGAACACAGCGTCGCCCCAAACGATGAGGTCGGCGAGCGATGCCGGGGTGAAGGGGGCTTCCTCGATGATGGGCGGCGGTCAACCGAGCGGCACGAAAGATGTCTCGCGCCAGAGATCGACATATTGTGTCGTCGTCGAGCCGTCGGGCGAAACGATCGTAATCGTCAAGGTGCCCTGACGCGGCCCGGTAATCTCACCCTCGACCTGAACGTCCGCGGCAATGCCCTGATCCAGCAACCACTGGAGAGCGTCACGGGCGAACGACGACGCGATTGCCATGGTGCCGCTGGTCGCTTTCGCGGGCTCGGTCAACCAAAGGAGGCTGCCGATCTTAAAGCCGTCGATGGTCGGAACAGCGTCGCCGATCCAGCCCCGCCTGAATTCGGGCACGGCAACCTGCGTCGCATCAGCCCGAGCGTCGGTGAGCAACGACAGCAAGAGCGCCGTCGACAGATCGTTGATTGTCTCAAGGTCGCCACCGGCGGCGATCGCGAGATCGAATTCACCCGTTGTGCTGTCGCTTTCGAGTTTGAGATCGAGCATCGCGCGCGCCTACGGATTGGGCGGGCCGGTGACACCGCCACCCGTCCCGGTTTCGTTGTGCGTATGCGATATGAGCGACGTGCTTGCTGGCCCGCCAAGCACATCCGTTTGACCTGTGATCGTGCCGGTCACGACAAGGTTGCCGTCGACCTGCACTGTCGGTGCCGTAATGGTGACCGTGCCCGTGACATCGATCTCGGCATTGCCGGCTTCGACAGCGACCACAAGATCGCCGCCGGCCGTGACAAACGCCTCTAGCCCGTTCTCCCGATTGAACTTGACGAATGAGCCGGTGATCTCGTTTCCAACCTGAACCTCGCCCTCCTTGAGGCCCTTGAACCGGCCGAGCGGGTTCGCGATCAGGGCGACCGGATCATCACGCCGCCCATCAGGCGACAGGATGACGGCAAGAGCCCCTGTCGGCGGTTGCGACGACAAGCCGTAGGGCGTCAGGCGATAGGCGTCAGTCGTCACGCCGTTGTAGCTGAGCTGCACACGCGGATAGGTCGTCGCATCGTCGACCAGCAGCGACACAATCGCTTTCTTGATCCAGCGCATCATGCGGCACCATCCAGTTCGAGGACGAAGCCACCACCCGTTTCCGACCGCGCAGCCGATGCGGCGGACTGCTCTGCTTCCAAGGAAAACGCGTCGCTGAATGTGCAGCCGATCACGGTGACCGTGCCGCGCAAATCGAACCGATGCTCGATTTCGCTGATCAACAGCGTCGCATTCACGCCGCAGAAATCATCACGCACGGGAACGAGGCGATTGATCTTGAAGGCAGCCGGCACACCCTGGACCGTCGCGCTGTAATTCAGCGACCGAGCCCGCCGCACATTGGCCTCGAGCGCCACACGATCAGCGCACGCGTCCGCATCCATGACGGTTTCAGCTTCGAACTCGAAGAAACGTCCCGAGCGGATCTTGTTGTCGCTCGCATCGCCAGATTGCGCGGTTGTTTCGCTGGCCGTTGCATCAAAATTCGCACCGGCCGGTGCCAGCTGGCTTTGGCAGCGATAGGCACTGTATCGGCCGGAGACATCGATCTCGACGGTCGACTCAAGGATGTTGTTCAGCGGATTGCGATCGACACGAACGAGCGACGCGGGCGCTGTGACCGATCCCGAACGCATCACCAGGATTGCGCCGTCCTCATTCGTCGTGATCAGGGCCTGCACGCGGCGCGCATAGCGTTCGATGAGGTCGTAAGCCGACTCGCCGATCTCGCCTGACAGCAGTTCACTTTCCTTGATCTGGCCGAGCGCACCGGCCTCATTGACCACGCTAATCGATGACAAGCCCTGCTCGCTCAACACGCGCGTGAGCAAATCGAGAAACGCGATCGGCCCATTGAATTGCTTGGTCACCAAGGTGCTGTCGACGACGTCAGCGGTGATATCCCGGCCGCTGACGACAATCTCGTGGCTGCCGGCGTTCTGCTGCACCCGAAGGCGTTCGACGTAGCCTGTGAGCAGCACATCGCCGTCATCGGTAACGATCTGCACCCGATCGTTGACATTGATCGGGAGGCGATTGTTCTCGTCGGCTGAGGACGCGATTTCAAACCAGCCGAGGAAGTTGCGGACCGATCGCCGGACAGAGATCGATTTCGCTTGGCTGTAGGGCGTCCCATTCGCGATAACACGAAGTGTCATGCAATCACCCCCCTGATCGGCCGGCGGGCGAACCCATGGTTCTGGTCAGGATTAAGCGTCGTCACGAGGTCGATGAGGGTCAGATCGCCGTAAAGCTGATAGGTGGCGAGCTGCAGATCAGACGGGCCAAGGTTGAATGACCGCACGCGAAACGGGTTTTTCGCATCCTCATTCAGCACGTCGAAAGCGGCTACCCGAAGATCATCGAGCGTCGCACGAAGATCATCATCGAACGCGAGGCTTTCCGCGAATGCCTGGGCTTCACTGACGACGGCCGACGGCGTGGTGACGGTTGCATCGGTCAGCACTTCATCGCCAAGGTTCGACGTTGCGATGACGTCGTCTTGATTTTGAACGATGCGCGTGAAATCAGCCGCCAGACGGTCTCGCGTCACCCTCAGTTCATCGTCGGTGTCGAAGTCCGCATCGGCCTCAGCTTCGAGGCTGCTGATCAAGCCTTCGATGCGAATGTACTGATCCAGGATCCGGAGATTGTCGTCTTCGGTGGCGCGCTTGGCTGTGGTCCTGTCGATCGGGGTTCTAACCGTGCCGACCGTTCGAGAGACCTGGCCGTTAGACAAAAAACGAGAGAGAGCGCCAAAATTGGTGAAGTTTTGCCATTCAGCGCGAAGCTGAGAAGGTGTTTCGCCGAGGGCAAGGACGCTCTCGAAAACGCCACGCATCGCCGTCGTGATTTGTTGCGGCTGGCGGACGATCGAAAAGATATCCCCTCTGACCAGCCCGATCTGCAACGTCGCTTCGTTCAGGGCGTCCGCCGTCGGATTAACCACCGTCGCAACCTGGGCCTGGACGACGTCCAAGGCTTCGCGCGTGCGCGTGGCGACCTGGCGGATGCTGTCCTGGAT